TCGGGCACTGTATGTTGCCGCTATGTATGGGTGGGTCAGCTTCCCGACACCAGACGGGAACAGAAACTCGCGCGAAGCGCGACCCGATCTCCATTCCCATCATACCACCCCCTCAACTCGTCACCAAGTCGGGGGCAGAAACCACGGACAGTCCCTTTAGAAGTCTATGTCTTCCAAGGGACGCAAGATCCGTCTGCCAAAGGGGTGGTCCTCCGGCCCTCTCTCATCGTTCTTCCTCATCACCGTTTCACCTTCTTTCCAAACTCTGTGGATTTTATCCTCAGTGAAATCCCAGGCGACTCGGACATTGTCTCCGATGGAGAGGTCCTGGTCCATGTGTGTGACAGTGACACCGTTGAATAGTTTGATCTCAACGGCGCCACCATCTCCTTGTCCCAATACGATACCTCGTACGGGCCGACTCATCCTACAAAGGGCTGAAGACGCCATTCTTCCAGACACCTTTGAAGGTGCCGTCAGCGGCGTCAAGGAGGTACGCGATGCAAATGCCAGACAGTGCTTCTTGTGCTGGCCTGCTGCCCTTTTCAGGATTTTGTGCCAGAATCTTGCGTCTTATAACGCCAGACCCTGTGTTGATCTCGAAGTGGTACGCTGGTAGCGTCCCGTTTTTGAACAACTCACCAACCAGTTGTCCGTTGGAGGGATACCATCCCTTCTGTCCGTTGCTGACACTCTCAAACTGCGTGACGAGATGTGCAGCGTCAGCGGGCAGTGTAACGGGTTGATACACTCCGAGTGGGTTGGTGAAGTAACCCGCACCGTTCCAACCACACATGGTGAACATGTGGTTGTACGCCGCTTCGTACACCTTGTGCAGGAGAGCACCAACGTTGGGATCTCCCATCGGTGTCGGCGTTGGAGCCGGTGTGCCTGGGCCGAATGTTACAGGGCCAGACTGTACGGGTGCGGCAGCTGGGGCAGGTGGTGCCTGCCAAGGCGGAACGCCAGAGTTTTCGATTGGCGCAACGCCAGAGTTTGGGGCTGCCGCTGGTGTAGCCGGAGGGCCAGACGGTGGGATGAATGGCTGGGCTTCAATCCCCAGACTGTCACCCACCTGTGTCTCCTCTACGTATCCGCCGAGCTGCTCCATTGCTTCCAGAGCTTCGGCGTCTTCGGCGTTGGTGATCTCGGTAGGCTCAGCCTCCGGGACACCCTCCTTGACGACTTCCAGGCCAGTGTAACTGTTAGTGGGTGTATCCCACTTTACCTTGGCCGTCAGTTCGAAGTACGTCTTCATGGAGCAGGCCTCGGCATTCTCGCTCTTAAAGATGAGGCCTTTCTCCATCATCTCCTGCTGTGCCTTGACCCAGGCTTCGTTGCCCTGGTTGACCTTCTCCACCATGATCTCCATGATCATCTTGTGGAACCACGGGATCTCTTCCGCAGGAGGAGGATCGAAGTCGACAGTCTTGGCAAGTTCTGCCATGATCTCATCACCAAACTGATGTGCCTCCTCTTCATGGTCTGGGAGATCGTTCTTGTCAGGAGCTGTTGCATACGCGATGTCATGGAACAACTCATGGGCTGTGACATGTGTGATGTTCAGCCAGAACATTCCCAGAACACTCATCCCGATCTCTGGTTGGTTTACCAGAGTTTCGACGGCACCTTCAAGACATTTGGGCAGATAAATCACCATGCTCTGCATGTCAGGAAGATAGGTGCCATACTTACCCTCTGGGTGGTTACCGTCGCTGAAGTGGATGGCCTTCAGCTCATTGGCCTTCTCTTTCTCAAGAATGGCCTCAATGACTGTGAGGATCTTTGGATGGAGCATTTCTGCACCAAACACAGTCACCCCAAGGACGTTCTCAGGTCCAGTTTCTACCTGGACGACTTCTACCTCTGGAGCTGCAGTCTCGGATGTTTCTTCCGACGCTGCTGCCTCAGTTGCCTCGGCATTGGTAGCCGCTGCTTTCTTCGGATCAGCCATGCTGACCTCCTTTCAATGTTAAGGTTAACTGCAATTGTACTTCCCATCGCCAGATTGTCATCACCTCCCTTCAGCCAGGCGGGACCAGAAACCTCTCTGGTTTGCCTGGTCGGTAAGTGGGGATACGCAGTCATTCATGTTCCCACCCACCAACCAGACCCACCAACCATTCCGGTCGGAGAAACCCTCCCGAAGGGCCACAGGTAGACCGAGGCCTTTGGTGGTTGAGGGTTTTTAAACGAGGGGGTTTAAATCAGATACCTATTCCATCAACTATCACCTCCCTATAGCCAACAGGTTAGTGCCAGTCCCACCGCTCAGCAAGTGTGGTAGGATCTATAATCAGCGTTGCGCGGTGCCTACCGGCCGCGTATCGCATACATGCCATTGTACCACCCGGTTTGCTGGAAGATACAGCCACCAATAGTTCCGAGTTGTCCACCATCCACTTGTTACGGGCGTGGAGTTTCCATGATTCATAAGGGTCATCATTTATGTAGAATACTTCATCCATCTGGTTGAGCAAAGTGAAATAGTGAGCCTTGCTACGTTCGGGCCACTTCACGTGGTAACTTTGAAATGGTATCGCAGCAAAGAGCTCACATTTGTTATTACCATCCTGCTGAAAGCGAATTCCAGCAGCCATAGCCAATTGGTCAGTTCCCAACGCACCCCCAAAGATGAATCTCGTGAACCCAAAATCGTAGGAACGCGAGATCACCTCCAGGAGTTTGTTTTCAACCAACGCGAGTGTTGGACTGTTATACCCTCCCAGTCCCGGAGGCCTGTGGCCAGAAAAGCTTAGAGCTCTCATCGTCTATGTTCCCTCCCCTGTCTTTGATTACTCTGACCATGTCAGGCAACGGCGTTATGTTGGACAACTGAACAGCGTACTTTGGCATACGCTCATGGAGTTCAATCATTACCTCAGGGAATAGGGTCATACCTCTGGTGAGCAACCTCGCCCAGTAAGACATCTTCTTAGCATCAGGCCTGGTAAATCCGATACCATTAACCGTCTCAGTGGTATCCTTACGTTTCTCTTCTTGGGTCTGACGATTGTAAATGGCCATCAAACCCCTCCGTGCCCATTCAGGATCCGTAGCGAGAGCATCTTTCACGAGACGAACGTACTCCGCCTTGATGGCATCCTTTTTCTTGGACAACGTACCAAGTTTCTTCCTACAACCAGAACACACCTTGAAAACAGCCTGATCAATCTTGTGTTCCGTATTCGCAGGCTGGTCACATCCACTGATCTGACACAGCACCACGAAGTAGTTACTTCTGCCGATTTTCTTCTTAATAAGATTAACCGTGTTCATGTGTACTCCTCCTACAGTCTATGCAGGTGCACATAACTCTCACCTGGTTTGAGGTTAATCTGGAGTACCAGACCCCAGAAGTGAATGGATGCTGCGCCTCTACGGAACAGCACCTTTAAGAACATCGCCATAGTATCACCTCCTTTTTTATAAATCTTTAAGTTGGATGGCTCCGGATTTGATTCCATTCAAACGCCCCTGAAGTTTGGTGATGGTCAGCTGGTGGTCACGAACTTCTCCTTCCAACTGTTTCACCTTTTTCTCCAGCTCTGTGTTCTTGTTTCTGTACTGGATGATTTTCTGAACTACTGCTTCTCCTATCTCATCTAATCTGACCTTGTCCGTATGCTTTGCGCCTGAACCTGGGGTGGGGACAGCAGCGGCAGTAGTTTTCTTTACTTTCTTACCATTCTTAATCTTTTTCCAGACGTTCAGATCATCACTATTCTTTGTTACGGTAGCCTCTCCAATCTTGCGTCGGTAATTCAGAACAGCCCATGACCGTTTTTGTGTAAGTTCATTAACAGGTAGATCAGCCAATGAAATAAGATCGTTTCCGGTCACGGTATCTCCTATTTCAAGACTGTCCCATACCTCCTTCATAAGTTTACCTTCTTTGCTTGTATTTCCCATAATCCGTCTCCTTCTCCTTATTCGTATAGTTTACATCTGCCCTTGTCCATCAGATTAGGACAATCTTCACATGTTTCACGTGTAAGACATTCATCTTTCACGAAGTTAGTCTTAACCCCCTCCGTTCTTGCCCATTCAACACCTTCTCTACAAGCACTGGACTTGTGTTGGTGGTAAATCAACCCACGTTCACCAACATCCCAGTAGTTTCCAATCTCCTCATCATTGATCATACACATGATTGCGGGGAAGAACCCTCCAATACATTCATGGATTATCATTGTAGGTTCATGAATTGGCCCTAAGATGTCCAGTTGTGCCACATAGAGAAGTTCTTGTGCTTGTTGCCTGTTGTTCATTGTATCACCTCTCATAAATTTTGAATACAAACATCTTTCTCAGTGGTTTGTAAATCTCAGGCTGTATCTTAATACTAAAGATAGTGCCTAAAAACTGTCTGAGTTCATTGTAGAAATTCAGTTCCCAATCAGGTATTTCCTTTTTAGTACCCTCAATGATCTCAGTTTCAACTACATGTTCAACCCATTTGACTGTACCAGCATCTTGGTTATAAATCTTTCTAAGTATGTGTATGAGATCTTCACCAAGCATTTCTCCTTTAGTCCTCTCTATCTCCTCCGCAACATGCTCCTTCTCCAGTTTTCTTCTTGTAGCCTCGTCCATGAACATCACCTCCTTTGTTGTGTATTATCTTCCGTATGTCATCAGGCCCATACCACCTGAGTATCATAGTCTTATAGGGACCATCTACAATAAGAATGTCCTGTGGTGGTTTCAGTGCCTCTATCTGCTCTTCCAAGGTGGGAACGTAGAGCCCATCAGTTATGGTGTGTGGTAGAAGTAAAACGAGCAGCAGTGTAAATAGCAGCGTCTTCATGTTCCCACCTCCTTTTAGAAAAGTCACTGGTATGAAATGTAATGCGGGTTCTAAAAGCCAAAAATCGGTACAGCCACTGGGTGGCTATCAGGTTACCTCTTAGGGACCCGGTAACAGGGTTCTCACCCGTTAACCAGTCATTCAACCGGTTAATAGGTCTAGTGGATACCAACGCCCACCTCCACGTCTGACTTACTGTCAGTAGTGGCGGCAGGCCCAAATGGACCATAGATCATCGGTAACCATTATAGGTGCTCCTCCTTTCCTTTGGAACAGCTAAGCACAAGTAATGATACTCCCGCCCTTGCAGTGTGCCTCTGCGCAGGAGTGGTGTCTCACCCCAGAAAGAGTGAAGCGGGGTGGAGAACCCCGCAGATAAGAGCCCTAGCCAATTGACATAAGCCAGCAGCAGCAAAAGGCAACCTTAGTAGCAACTAAGATTGTTACCCAAATAGAAGCTGCTTCTACGTCAAGATACATGGCATCACCTCCTTTCCTCGAATGTGCGCGTGAAAAGTCAAATGATGGTTCTAATAGTGAAAAAGGCGTACAGCCAACAGGTAGGCACACATCAATAGGTATTCACTTACATACAGTGTACCAATGGCATACGCCATGGCTTATCACCTCCCTTCATTTAGCAGCTTTTCAAGTATAAAAGGGCTATTCCCAAGAGAACAGCCCATGTGAGAAGACCAAAGATAAGACAGTTCTTAAAACCAATAATAGTCTTATTTGGCCTTGGCGGGCCTTTCCCCATAATACCACCTCCCTTCTTCTAATCATCAGAGCTACAATGAAGCCTTATGGTCTCAGCCAATAGTTTTATAAAGAGCCAAATGAGTGTACATGGTACTAGAATAATCATAATCAATGCATAACCTAATGGAGGTACTTTTTTCTCATTTTTCATAATCCATTCTCCTTTCTATTCATTTTCTTCTGCTAAACCAACAACTAAATACAGAATACCCACTATGATGCCGATGTAGAAAAGTAATTCTGCAACAAACTTGAGTGTATCCATAATGTTATCTCCTTTACCTACCCTTTCATGAGGGCCCCTGTGGTTAGGAGTGCTGTACTAACGTGCCATGGTCCCTTGATTTACACCCAGCAAGTACGCTGGTGCATCATGACACACAGCCCACAGAGACCCTCGTGGAAAGGTATCAACCAGGGCAAGGGATGCGGCTCCCTCTAGTCTTAGAGAGTAGTGAAGGGAGAGCGTTTATGCTGTCCTCAAGCCCCAGTTGATAATCTATTTCCTACGATCTTTGGGTTTATCCATAAATCGTCGGTGTTGATTGCGTCTATCATCGGCGCCTATCCTGCGCTCATGCCCGTGGTATCTAATAGCATTCTTGATAATAATACACATCAACGTGTTAATCTTGTAAGTCAAGGAGTTTAATGCTGACGCCCAGTCAATAAGTTCTTGTCTTTCAACGCCATGCATGCTCTCTAAGAGGGATAATTGAGTTTCAATAAGATCTGAAGTATCTTGAAACTGTCTAAATACCTCTGTCTTGACTCCTTCGAACTGTCTGGTCTTCACCACTATCACCTCCTTTCCTAAAGTATTTAATTACGAGCAGTATCACCAGGGCTGATAGTAACAACCCCAGTGATGTGTACATGAATTCCCAAAACGCTGTCATGCATTCTCAGTCTCTGAGTGTACCCTCACAGCCTCCAAAGATGTAATCTCAACAGGATGGTGGCACCCACATGTAGGGCACTGATACTCTTCAACATTCTTAAGAACTTCAAACTCATCCTTGCATTCAACACAAGTAACGAGTCTCATCTGGTTCTTGAGAACGTCGCCTAACTTTTGCATTTGTCTCTCCTTTCTCTGTTTGATTAAATGAATTAACAGTAGTGTTAACACACAGATTGTAAATACACCAACTCTACACCAGAAGTTATGGCACTCCAATCTAAATCTTACCTCCCTTCTTCTGTTTCCTTGTTTCGTTAATGAGTCCATTCAATGATGAAGTTAACGCTTGACTGTTAATCCACCAATCATTAATGTCACATTCCGGATCATCGACCTTTGCGAAGTGTTCTCTCAAAGTCTCGATGTACTTCTCTAACTCTTCGTTCATTACCTCACCTCCTTTAATGAATGTGCCACCGGAAAGGGTCTTGAGCTTTCACTATGTTTAGGTAAAATCGCGACGATCATTCAGCTGCAACCGAAATGGGAGGTGTGATAGACGGCATGCCTGTTCACACTCCTTTACCCTACTAATAGTTTCCACTCAAGTCTTTCCGGTTGTCCCGCTCTATTCTGGAAGCCTCTAGGGCAGTTTACCTCTTGCGAGAACCCAAGTCACGGGACTGGCACGATGGTTACATTTTCTTCAATCTTAATGCTACCTGATCCATCTCTGCTTCTCTAATGAGTTTCCTACCATAGGCAAGTCCCATTTCTATGAACATGCCAGTAGCAGCAGATAGCAGAGCCATCCATCCCATGAGTTTCCTTGGATCCCAGTTGCTGTCAGTGATATATCTATACAGTCCTGATTCTACCATACTGTAATGACACAGCACCGCATCGTATGTGACCCATACCAATACAGCACATGAGATGCTGAACATAACCAATGCTACCAAAGTTCCTTTCACTCGTCTTCACCTCCTTCCTCTGTATCATAAGCTCCGATCTCAAACATGTCCTGTTCTTCCTCTTGTTCTTGCTTGCGTTTCTGTTTGGTCGGATCAAGTTCATCCTTTTCCATGTCGATAAAAGACCCGTCGAACTCTCCATAGTCGGGCATTACTTGCCTCCTTTCTTCTGGTTCTTTAGAAGTCGCTTCTTTTCTGCCAGTAAGCGCTTCTTCTGTTCTAGCAGTTGTTTCTGGTACTTCCTTTCGATGGAATCAGATGTTTCCCACCATCCAAGACCTTTGGTGAGCCAACCGATGAAATAGATAATTCCTCCTAGCGCTAATAGATCACCAAGCATAATAGCACCTCCTTTCGAATAGCTCCTAACAGCTATTCATCGTTGTTCTCGGGATGAACAGGTGTACGGTTCCATTCACAGAAAATCAAGGCACAGTCACCATCTAACAACGTAACTAGTTTGCAGTAGGGCCTACAGAAATATGGTCTTTCCACATCTACCCCATCGGTAAATGCGCACAATCCATTAATAGGCCCAGTTCTAGGGCAGTCCTTGACAACTACATTGGGGCCTTCTATGCGGGCCCTTCGCTCTTTGTGTTTCATTTCTTTTTCCTCCCTTCCATCTCTCTTAGGGTTTGTGTGTCTGCCTCATCCAATACCCCAAGGCCTTCCTTCATCTGCATGTATGGGATATCGTCCATGGCCTGGTCTTCTTCCAATTCTTCCCAGGTAGGCTCGTATCTATCCTCTGGGTATTTCTCCAGAAGATAAGCCTCTATCTCTTCCAGTTCCATGTTTTCCCAGTCTGGACAAGAATCATCCAGGTCTTCAGCCACACTATCCCCAACGATGGGAGTAGTGTTGTAGCGACGGTAGTATTTCACGAGTGTAGGGTGCATACGCACCTCCTTTCTGCCCAAGGCCACACATAATGCTGTGATGGGCACAGCGCCCTGAGGAGCAGTTCTCCTCAATTTTTTTACGGAGGGGTCCGGAGACCCCTCCATAAGGGGCTACTTACCCCTTTCCCACGCCCTTCTCCAACTTCGCCGCCTTCTGGCTTTGAAGTTGACCACTACCAGGCTATCCTTCACCTGGTGTCTGTGGTACAAGCACCCTTCGCACTTCGAGGGGTGATCGCAGAGGGAAAGGTATACACAGTTAGGCTGTGTAGCAGGCATGATGCCCTCCTTTCCGCCACAGTGGCGATTGATGCTGCGATGGGTGCAGCGGCCCAGAGGGGAACATCCCCTCAATTTTTTAACGGAGCATTATACACCCAATGCCACCAACGTTGCAGCCATGTCCTCGTCCAGGTTGGGCTGACGTTGAAGGTATTCGAGGTATTCCGAGGGCACCTCATCCACGGGGGTGTCTTTGTACTTGCCGAAGGGCATGACGACGTGAATGTTGGGCACATACGAGGTGTAGAGGAGCCACTCGATGGGGTTATTGCCGAGTTTAGCGCCAGCCTCTGCGTAAAGGCGTTCGAATAGCGCTTTGAGGACGAGCACGTCGCCGAAGGCGTCGTGCGGTCTTGCTTCTGGAAGTATGTCATCCAGACTGTAGACCTCGCGGAGGTGTTGAAGGTTGTGCATGCGGTACTCCGGGTGGAGTTGGCGCACGATCTTGAGGGTACAGATGTGGCGGTCCACCACCAGACCTTCGGCCTCCAACATTCTGATGTCGAAGCGAGCATTATGCGCCACCAGAGTATAGTCCCCAGAGTTCAGGAGGTCGCGGAGTAATTCCCAGGTCGGTGAGCCCATGAACGTTGGGTACTTGCTGAGGCCAGAGTCTGTGACTCCACCCATCCTTGCGGCTTCCGGGTGGAGGGGGGTGTTAGGATTGAAGAACTCGTTGACCTCATGACCGTTGTACTTGAACGCGACTTGGTACAGGCGATCAAAGTCACCGACCCCGGTGGTCTCAGTGTCGAGAAAGATGTACATGGTGTGAACCTCCTTTCCAGAGTCCAGACCCTCAAAAGTTCAGGGGGTGGCCCTATATTTTATGTATGAGTAACAATTACCCATACTCATATATATGGTACCCACAGGCTATAAATTTGTGCTGGTTGAATGTTTCGACCATCATAGTAGTAGTATAGTAACACCATAATATAGTATAAATAGTGTAGTATCTAATGGTAATCATAAACAAACCTCCATTAGAGTAGGAACCCGTAATTTTTTGACAGGCCTTGCTTTCCGTAGGAAACAAGACTTTTTTCAATTTATTTGGCTTATAAAGCTTAATAAATCGAGTAAAACTCAATTTATTTTGGAAAAAGGCTTGACTCGCATCGTAGATGCTCGCTAGGCCTAAAATAGAAAACTGTAAATTTATTTTCAGTTAGGCCTTGACAAGTCGACAATGATGTATTATATTATGTACAGTAAAGTAGAAAGGAACGAATAAAAAAGATGCCAGATCTTAGATACATTTACAAATTAGCCTTAACAGAACGAAAAGAAATAGAAGCGATGATATATCATTTAGAAACTAAAGAAGATATGAATAATCTTATAGATTATATTAATGTAAAGCTACAGGAAGCCTTCGAAATAGGAAAGAAGGTTGGAGGTAAGATAAATGAACCTATTGGATAATGATGCTTCGCATCTTAAAATAGAAAATTTGGAGGTGGTACACCGATGAATTTACTAGATAATGAAGAATTGGCAGCTGAATATATGCCTCACACCATTAGATACTTAAAGAAGGATTTAGATAGATTAGGAGGACCGCCTGCATACCAGGCTCTGTTACAGGCATTGCATGGATTTTTTGGTACAGGTGGAGAAGAAATAGACATAGATGCTACTTCAGTATTGATGTTCTACAATATTATATTTAAGGTAAGAGCTGTTAAAAGGGATCCAGAAGATTGGTCTCCGGGAAACCCAAATCCAGAAGGAAGGACATCATAGTCTCTTTAGCGCGGGGCAAAACACGAACGTAGTGAGAGTTTAGATCTCTATAGGAGAGCAAAAACGAATGAAAACCCAAAAGATTAAGTTTAGTAATTTTAGGTTGTATGAATGGCTTAAAAAAATAGTGGATAGCTGTGAAAATCAGGGGCAGGCTAATACGTGTGAAAGATTAATGTTTCTTGCTACAGACAAAGGCCTTGGTCATGAATGGTTTGTGGATCTGAGGGATAGACTGTTTCAGAAAGAGATGGATTTTGCTCAGGCTGGGTTGGATGCCACATTTGATGAAATACAGAAAAAGGCAGATAAACACATAAAGAAAGCAATGCATGGTATGGCCAAGACATGTAAGGATAGTGGTTTTATTAAGCTTGCTAAAGAAATTTTGGAAGACGTAGAAAAGTATGGAGAAGAAAAATGAATTATTTTGAAATGGCAGGAATGAGTGTGTTCTTTGGGTTTATGATTACCTATTTGGCATTTGAGATCGTGATAAGGGATAAATCATGACACTAGCAGAATGTTTCTTTTTGGCAATTTGGGAAGCGTTGAAATTAATGTTTCAACCGGCTATTTTAATACCAGCTGTTCTTATAGCTTCGGTATTAGGTGTGTTAATGTATTTTCAACAGAAAAAGGAAATGGAAAATGAAGGACGAGCTGACGGACGAAGTGTTCAAGAAGGCAATTGAGGTTTGGGGTGAGCAAGCCCAAATAGATCAGGTAATCGAGGAGATGGGTGAGGTGTTGGTTGCTTATAACCATCTCAAAAGAAAAAGGGTATCGAAAGATAGTCTTATAGAAGAATTTGTGGACGTCTACATTATGATGAAGCAGATGAGGTTTTTGAATGAGGACGTGTTTGATATGATTTACCGATATAAGGTGGAAAGGTTAAAACACAGATTGGAGGAAAAGGATGCCGTACATAGAACAGAAGGATAGGGCTAAGTTGGACATGACGCTGAAACACCTATGTGGTAAGATTGATAATGTAGGAGAGCTAAACTATTGTTTTACTACTATTTTATTAGACTACATGAATAGAAAAGGGATTAAGTACGAGAATTGGAATGCTGTAATGGGTGTTTTAGATTGTGTTGCTAAAGAAATGTACAGGAGATGGGCTGCGCCGTATGAGGATATTAAGCGTGGATTAAATGGGGATATTAAACAAGGACCTTTTGGAGTAGATGGAAATGGAACTGACAGTAGAGATAACTGATTTTTGTACAGAGGGATGTGATTATTGTAGTACGAACGCACATGAAGAAGGAACGTTCTTGGATGTAAATACGATTTACAACTTTGTACGGAGAGCGTGTGCTGAACACAAAGTGGAACGGATTAACATTTCCGGTGGCGAACCAGTTGCACATCCGGACTTTTACAACATATTACAGTTTTGTAAAGGTTTTTGTAAAAACACTTGGGTGTACACTAACACTATAGAACAGTTAATGTACAACACAGGTGTAATTAAGGAAGTGAAAGTGGAAGCCAACGTGTGTTTGACGCCTGGGAGACACGTGTACATACCGAAAAATGTTAATAAAGCACACCTGTTACAGTTAGTGTCACAGGGTAGAGCGTCATCTATGACACCTGTAACGTTTCACGTGTCCGGTAACATTAACGGGTGTAACAGATGTAAAGAGTGTAATCATCAATTATTACAGGCAGATGGCGAGGTCGTAGAGGCCCCATGTAAGAAGGATTACTAGGAGGTGAGCCTGTTGGAAGACTGGAAAAAGTTTGAAACAGATCATTTCATTGTTTACTGTCGTGACGAAGACGATCTTAAGGTGTTTGACAGTAACATTACATACGGTAACAAGTGGTATAAGAAAATACCATTGACAGAACGTTTAGAAAAGATGTATATGAGAACGAAACGAATGTTGGGAACGAAACATCCTAAGAAAAAATTGGAAATAAAAGTACATCATAATCAGGCTGATCTAAGTAACACCTATAAAGAGATGTATTTAAAGGAAAATAAGACAATACGGGCATGGTACAACTTTTTTAGGAATTTAATTTGTGTAAATGCACGAACGGTTGAGGATGATGTTCTTGCTCATGAGATAGCACATGCGTTAACAGATCATCATTTTGGTATGAGGCCACCAAGGCCAATGGCAGAAATAATTGCAAGATACGCAGGCGCAAGATTTTAAGGAGAAGGATAATGAAAAATTCAATGTATTTGGTAGGGCAAATTTCAGCTGTATTTCCTGAAACCTATGATTGGCGGAAAAGGGTAAAGAAATACTTTAGTAACAATGAACGTTATTACGTTATGGATCCATGTGCCAATGCTTTTAATCAGGCAGTACAGGATGCTAAGATGGATAGAAAAGAGATCTTAGATGGATCTATGAAGTGGGAAGAGACAGAAGGTATTAAATTTCAGGGTGTTAACATGTTAGTACCAAAAGACAGAACTTTTGTAAGTAAAGCTGACATAATTATGGCAAACATGATCCAATATGACCCTGACAGACCACTGTTGGGGTCTTTTTTTGAGTTGGCTTGGGCTTATGATTGTCCGACAACGACAGTAGTTGGTATTTACAACGGGGATCCTAAAGACGATTATGTATGTGCTCACCCCTTTGTATGGCAGGCAGTAGACGCATGGGCTAAGAATGAACAGGAAGCTTGTCAGCTTATTGATTACTATTTTACTTAAGGAGCGGAAATAATGGAAGAATTAATGAAATTGGAGAAGTTGGTTGATAATGACTGGGAAGATACAGAAATGGACACATTGGTAGAAGGTGATATTTTTAGAATGTTTAACCCTAATGATGGAGAGATTTTTGCTGATGAGTACGGAGAGACAGAATTTTATGTACTAGGCGATCCTTATATGCATCCAGAACATAATGTTCTAACTGTTAATACAGTTCCCAGGAATGAAGCTGACGCCTGGGGAGAAGAAGATGAGAACATTTGAGGTAAATGAACGAGTTTGGGATAAAAATAATGGTTGGGGTACCGTTGTACATAAAGACTATGATACTCTTATATTTCTAATACGTTTTGATACTGGTTACATGAAAGTGTATCAGGATGGAAACGAGGACACTGAATTCTATTTGAGAAAGAAAGAAGAATGCGATGGAAATCATGATTCTATTTGGATGCCTTGGCTTTGGTAGAGAAAGGAAACAAAATGAAAGTAATTAATTTGTTTGGGTCACCTGGAAGCGGTAAGTCTACAACAGCAGCTGGGTTGTTTTACAAAATGAAATTAGATAAGGAACAATTCGGCACAACTGAACTTGTAACCGAATTTGCAAAGCGTCTTGTATGGGCTGGTAGAGAAAAAGAATTAACTAACCAGTTATATATTACAGCAAAACAGGCACATAGACTTGAGCTGGTAAGGGATGAGGTTGATTTTGCTATAATTGACTCTCCATTAATGCTGGGCTTGTTATATACACCGGTAGATTACATCCATTTCGAGACGTATGAACCGTTAGTATTGGAATTGTTTAACTCTTTTGAGAATATAAATATATTTCTAACAAGAGATAAACCGTATGACCCGAAAGGTCGTATGCAAACAGAAGAGCAGTCTAATGAGCTCGCTAAGAAGCTGGAAAACATGTTACGTTATTATGACATTCCAGTTGTTAAAGTACCGGGCAATGCTGATGCCCCAGACTACATTATGAAGGAAATACTGTGTTATTATGATAAAGGTAGTAAAAGCTGAACGCACATGTAGTGCCTGTCCTTCCCAATGGGACTGTTGGACGGAGGAAGGTGATTACATATACGTACGTTACCGGTGGGGATACTTATGTATCAGCTGGGACGTGATGGGGGAGGTCATTTACGACGAACAGGTAGGCGATGGTTTTGATGGATCAATGAGTTACGACGAGTTGGTCCGTCACACGGAAGGTGTAATAGAGTGGCCAGAGTATGATGAAGACGCACCGGGCCCGTTATATCTTATTAATTTTAATACAGGTGAGAAAAAAACCATGCATTCAGTTGAGGATGTAATAAAGGTTTTGGAGGAATTAAACGATGAGGATGGAACGGACACTAGCGATGCTTAAGCCAGACGCTTATGAGAGGGGTTTGTTAGGAGAGGCAATTACACGTATAGAACAAGCAGGGTTTAAGATTACAGAGCTTAGGCGTATTGTCTGGACAGATAGAGCTGCAGCTAACTTCTATGGTGTACATAAAGGTAAGGACTTTTTCAAACGAAATCTTAGGTTTATACTATCAGGACCGTGTGTTGCAATGGTGTTATTAAAAGAAAATGCTGTCGCGGACTTAAGAAAGTTAATAGGTCCTACTGATTGTAGTGTGTTTGGTACTATAAGAGGAGACCTTGGTAAGAATGACGGTATTATGCATGAGAACATTATACATGCATCAGACAGCCCTGATAATGCTGAATGGGAAATCTACCAGATATTTGGGGGACATTAAAGATGATATATGTAGATAACGATGTACAAATTAGAGCTTTAACATTTTATGCTCCATTGTTTTTAAATGAATCACCTGCTGTAGAAGACTATATACATTTAATTTATGATACCCCGGATTTTTATAATTGGGTTGTTCCTAGTTTAACGTATATAATACATACTAATATAAATACTAATAATTTTACTACACTAGTATCTATGGATCATTTACCAGCGTCAGACGGTATGCCTTATGAAAGTATAGGGTTAGGAAATGCATTGGCTACTCAATTAGGGAAAGACTTAAGTTTTGTTAAACAAACATTAGATGGGTATGAAGTACCAGACCAGTATGTAGATAACATAGAAGGAAAAGATGTGATGCTGTTTATGGATATTATAAATCTAGGTAATAAATTAAATAGTATGATAAATACTGTAAAAAATTATGGGGCTGACATAAAAGGTATATCTAGTGTATGGATTACAGGAGAACATATACCAATATATGACATTTTTACTTTAGTAAATAAGGAGATTTAAAATGGAAGATTGGAAATTAAGATATTTAAAGGAATGTAAGAAAAAACTTGAGGCAAGGCAACAAGTTCTACAGCTTCAGTTTAATAAGATTCATGAAGAGCTACAGGAAGCACAAATTAAAATAGATTTACACAGGGCTGAAGTAGAAGCCAAAAAGAAAAAGACAAAACCCAAAGGAAAGAAGAAAAAATGAGTGTAAACGCTGATGGTTATGTAATTTGTGATCGTTGTAAAGAAGTTGACGAGGAAGCCACCAAATGGGATAAGAAGAAAAGGGTCCACATTTGTGATGCTTGTGTAAAGGCTGTATTGGAACTCAGAACAAGGAGATTTAAAAAAGATGAACCTAAAGAACATAAAAAAGAGCGCCAAGAGACTGAAGAAAAGTATACAACAAGAGACAGAGCACTCAAAGCCAAAGACTCCCCCACGTTCGCGCCGGGAAGACGCAGGACGAATAAGGGAAATATTGGACGGCGCTTTAGGTGAAGTTGAACAGCCGACGAGGTCCTTTCATCTCTACCGAAGTCAGACTGATGCTTTTGACAGATGGTGGCATGAGCATAAGAAAGTGTGCGCCCAGCCTGGCCACGAAAGGGGAGCAATAGGTGGTGGAGATAAATGGGTCTTTATGCCCACAGGTGTGGGTATGTGTGTAAAATACATATGTGGGTGTGGAGACGGTATTGATTTAACAGAGGTTGATAAATGGTAAAAGGAGGAAGTTAATGGCAAGAACATTCATAGCATATGATGCCGCGGGCGAAGAAATTAAAAGAGACGTTTTTCACGATTTACTCTATTACCTGGAACAGAATGTATCAGGTTATGGTGATACAGAAAGAATTACCATTATGATAATGCTCCCTTCAGGTATACAATGGGATGATCTATTCCCTGAAGAGAAGAACAAGATTTTTAGGGAGATGGACCTAAATGAAAGACTTAGATTTAACGACATGCTTAAAGCCAGAATTCTTACGTAGGGTTAAGAACTACACTATACTCTACTTTAGTTTATTATTTATTACTATTTTATTATTAGTTATGGCGTTAGGGGATGGAGTGATTTGGCTAAAGAGAAGATATTATAGAACAATGCGGGATTGGTTTTTCCGTATGCTTAGTATATAAGGAGAGGAATTATGGACACCCATAGAACGATGTTAGAAGACAGTATTAGGGTAGAATCCCACCAAAGTTTTCAAACTGACAGTCGAGTCTACATGACAGAAGTAAACCACACAGCTATGACCACAGCCATGCCAGAAGTTATCTTTGAACTCATTGTAAGGAAGACCGCGGAAAAGTTCGTGGAGGATAATTACGAGAAACTCATTTCTCAGATTGATCCCAAAGAAGTCTCTGCTAAAGTCTTAGAATCATTGCTTGGACAGAAGGTACTTACATTCATAGAGGAAGCGGCACATAGTGGTCGCCAACAGAAAAAAGCGTAATACCGTTTAAAACCATAAAGAACAAACAAAAGAACTTAAAAAGCTCGCTTGAAAAATTATTTCAGGCGGGCTATTTTTATTTTAAGACCATCATTCATGGTTATTAAACTAACCTTATCTTATTAGAGGGGTTAGAGGCCCTCTTCCATACAAAGTATAGGGGGTTTAAAAATGGCTTATAAAGTTTCCGGAAGTCTTTCTGAAGATGCACGTATAATAGTAATAGATGAATCAGATTGGTCCGTTGAAAGCAACACAAACGAAACCGCAGGGTCTTATTCTATAGAAACATTAGATATAGGAAAAAAGACCGTCCTCGCAAGAAAATCTAGTGGTGAAGGCACAATGTATGGAAACGTTGATGCTATAAAGATTCCAGGTTATGATGAGTTTGAAGGCCCACTAGATACCACCAACACATGGGATGTATTTACCAACCCAATTGCAAGTGCCTCAGCTACAGGTGGAGAACTTTTATGTACTATCGGTCCAAATGCCACAGACCATTGTGGTGCTTGGGTTGAAACACAAGAAACTTTCCCCCGTTCTGGAACTCTTACCATTGAAGTTGAATGGAACATTCGTAATGTATCTGTTTATTATATGGATTTTTCAAGAGTTTATATACTAAATGAAAGTAACAGCTCACGTGATAGTAATTATGCCAGCCCACAAGCTAACAATGTATATTATGGTATGTCTTATGATACTTTTAGAACAAGATGTAATGGTGATGGTTTTCTACATGATTATATTGCTGCCTCTTATGCTGTAAGTAGAGGTACTTACCATAGTTTTAAATGGGAGGTTAATTTAAGTACTGGAGCATACACAATAGATCATGGCTCTGCAGTAACAGGATATAATAATACAATTCCAGGAGGGGCTTTGTCTGGTTTGGGTTCTAATGTAAAGGTAGGATTTGGTGTTATGGATTATAACCAAACAGGCGGGTCATGTAAGTGGAAAAATCTTTATATTACTCATGAAGTTTAAGGAGGTATGAATAATGGCAGTGTATAAAATAGAAGGTGCAGCGTCTAACAACGCAGACGTTCATTTAATTCAAGATGGATCTTATTTTGGGTCAAAAGCAGTTACCGCTGGAAATTATGAAGTAAGTTTTGATAGTACTACCCCTTCTGGGTTAATTGCGGTAGCTGAGAAGGCAGATGGTGAGATTCTAGGCTATGGTGGAGTGATAGCCACAACCTCTACTGGAACTGCTGATTTAACAGCTGGTGGAGGTGCTTCTATAGAATCCATTCAAACAGGATATATTGATGTTGTAAACGGCACATCAAGTAACACAGCCACAATAAGCAGTGTAGATATGGATAAGTCAATGTTAATGTGGGGCGGTCAGTACCCACTAGGCAATTTAAATTTATTTAGATATGCTTTCTTTTATATTAGATTAACTGATGCCACTACGGTAACAGCGGTACGGCAAGGTACAGGAGCTGCTGGAACTATGAGGGTCAGATACACAGTAGTTGAATTTTCTGGTGGTATTAACTCCATTCAAAGAGGTGTGTTGGCTAACTCTCAATATAGTACTACAGCAGATGCAACTATCACTGAAGTTGATACTGATAAAGCTTTTGTAAATTTCTGTGGTTGGAATCAAAGTAATGAAAGTTATGAAAATATACCTAGTATTTGGTTAAACAGTTCAACACAAGTTAGAATGCAGATGCATAATTCAAATAATTATACACAAGGTAGTTACGAAGTTATAGAGTTTGAATAGGAGGAATAAATAATGACAGTTTATAAAATAGATGGTACAACAACTCATGATACAGACGTTCATATTATACAAGATGCTGGCTATGTAGGAAAGAAAGCTGTAAGTTCTGGTAACTACTCAGTTAGTTTTGAGTCCACAACTCCGTCAGGTGTTTTAGCCGTAGCAGAAAAATCAGATGGCGAGGGCCTTGCTTATGGTGGTGTTATAGCTACCACCTATACAGGAATTGCTGACATAAGTGGTGGAGGCGGTGGTTTTGTTAAAAGTATAAATCAAATCAATATAACTATGGGTGGTGGTAGTTCTTCAAACACAGCAACTATATCAGCAGTAGATATGGATAATAGTTATATTGTATTCACAGGCTCTTCTGCGTATGAAACAAATACAACAGATCATTATCATGGTACCTTAGTTTTAACAAACAGTACCACTGTAACTGCACAAAGAGCAGGAACATCTGGCGATTTTAGAGCTACTGGTTATGTGGTAGAGCTAGAAAGTGGTATTATTAATTCAATACAAAGAGGCACCTTTGTTATGGCACAAGACGGTGGTTTTCCTGCTCAAGTAGTAGATGAGACAATTACTTCAGTAGATCTTTCAAAAACTTTTGTTACATCTTCATATAGATCTGATGGTAGTAATGGAGTTGCTCATTGGAAGACTAATTTATATTTACAGAATGCTACTACCCTTAGAGCAGTGAGAATGAGTCAATACAAGAGCGATGCTTGTACAGTAGCATATGAAGTAGTAGAGTTCGCATAAATAAAGGAGGACAATATTATGTTAATGTTTTTATTGGGCGCAGCATGCGCGAGTGTAGTTTGGTTTTTCGTATGGAGAAATAACAAGGAAAAATTTAACAAGATTTTAGGTGATTTAGATCAAAAAGTAAACGAAGTAGAGGATAAAGATATAGGTAATGTTGTAAAAGACCTGCTCAATAAGATTAAGAGGTAAGGAGGAAAAGTAATGCCATACAAAATAAGTGGTACAACAGAGGCTGCCAGGATTATCGTTGTAGAAGAAAACGGGTATACTATAGAAAGCAACACTAATGAGTCGTCTGGCGCATACGAAATAGATGGTTTAGATAGTGCTAACAAACTTGTGCTGGCCAGAAAGTCTGATGGAGAAGTATTGGTTTATGGTAATGTATCAGGAGTAGAGTATCAAGGCACTGCAGAGATTATAACTGATGGACAAGAAGGCACTTATGATACTGCTTATGTTTACTCTCCTAGACCTTTATTAGATGGATCAACTTATAAGATGTATTACACTGGTCATGATGGCTCAGCAGCACGTATTCTATATGCTACTTCTACTGATGGATTTACTTTCTCTAATCATCAAATGATTATATCCATAAATGCTGAAGGAACTTATGACACAGTGTTTACTGATTATCCATGTGTGATATTAGACGGATCAACCTACAAAATGTGGCGTGTTGGGAACAGTGGTACAGGATATCGTATATTGTATGCTACATCAACAAACGGTACTACTTGGACAGGACACACAATGGTTATGAATAAATCAAATATTGTAGCAGATGCATCACATGTTACACATCCATGTGTTATTAAAGACGGTTCTACTTATAAGATGTGGTATTCTGGCATTGATGCTAGTAACGATTATGTTATCTGTTATGCTACTTCTACAAACGGTACAAGTTGGTCAAACCACGCGGTGAATGTTGCTGCTGGGTCAGAAGGAACCTATGATACTACTTGGACTATGGCCCCTTAGGTAATAAAAGAAGATTCTACTTACATCATGGTATATGCATGTTATGATGGATCTAATTTTAGAGGTATAACTTGTACTTCTTCAGATGGAGTAAATTGGTCTGGGCATACTATGTATCTTAGTGACACAAACACATTTGATCCAGTAATAATAAGTGATGGTGCAAGCGGATATAAAAGATATTATAGAGAGGGAAGTGGTAATACTATTTATTACTACGTACCATAAGGAGGAGAAAATATAATGCCCTACAAAATTTCAGGAACAACTGATGCCGCTAGGATTATTATTATAGAAGAGAGTGGTTGGACTGTGGAATCAAATACAAATGAGTCCTCAGGGGCTTATGAAGTAGACTCTTTAGATAGTTCAAATAAATTAGTAATAGCTCGTAAGTCTGATGGTGAAGTTATTGCTTACGGTAATGTATCAGGTGAAGAATATACTGTTCCACAAAGAGGTGTATTTGCCGGTGGTTATAGTGCTAGTGGTTATAATAATGTAATGGATTATATTACAATCTCTACCGCCGCAAATGCTACTGACTTTGGAGACCTTACTGCTAATAGAAATAGAATACCAGGATGTTCTAATGGATCTACTGGTAGAGGTATTTTTATAGGAGGATATAGCGGAGCAAATTTACAAAGTGTAGATTATATCACTATTTCATCTGCCGGTAATGCTACTAGCTATGGAGACATTATGACTGAGTATAAAAGAGACGGTTCAGCTTGCTCAAATGCTACAGGAGATAGAGCAGTATATGCTGGAGGATATACCGGTTCTGGTTCTCCTGATAATCAGATGGAGTATACAACTATATCTACTGGTGCCAACGCTACACATTTTGGATACCTAAGGGATACCGGATATGACGATGTAGGGCTTGATAATGGAACTAATAATCGTGGTATTTTTGCTGGAGGATATAATTATACACATTCTCGTATGAATTGGATTGATTATATAACTATTACCAGTCCAGGCAACGCTACTGATTTTGGAGATCTTACTGCTGGGGCAGCAGAAAGACCAGGAGGTACTTCTAATAGAACAAATAATAGAGGATTAATTGCCGGAGGACATGATAGTGGTGGCTCAAAAAACAACATAGATTATATTACCATCACTTCTACTGGAAATGCTCAAGATTTTGGTGATTTAACACACGCATTATCACAGATGGCTGGAATTTCAAGCGGTACAAACGAAAGAGCAGTGTTTGCTGGTGGAGCTTATGGCGGTAGCGGAAATTATAATTATATTGATTACGTCACTATTTCATCAACTGGTAATGCTTCTGACTTCGGCGATCTTACATTAGGTAGATTAGACTTAGGCGGATGTGCAAACGCATAAGGAGGAATACTGATGCCATACAAAATTTCAGGAACATCAAGTGAAGCAGTTAGAGTTATTATTATAGAAGAATCAGGTTGGACTATAGAATCAGACACTAATGAAAGTGCAGGGTCTTATGAAATAGACGGTTTAGATAGTTCCACAAAGTTAGTGGTAGCAAGAAAATCTGATGGTGAAGGTGTAGGATATGGTAATGTTAGTGGAAGTTTTTACGCACTTCCTACAGGAGTTATTAATAATGGATACACAGGATCTGTATGGTCTAATGTACTTTGTTATATCTCAATAGGATCTCCTGCTAATGCAACTAACTTTGGAGATTTAAATGGAGGTAATTGTGGTCAGGGAAGTGCTACTTCTAACGGTTCAAGTGATAGAGGATTGTTTGTTACACCAAACGGTGCATCTCCTGTAAACAGAATTGACTATATTACAATCTCTACGCCAGGCAATGCAGCTGACTATGGTGATATGACATTTACATCGAGACTTACTTCATCTTTTTCTAATAATACTAATGACAGAGGTATTTATGGTTGTGGTAATGATGGTGCTGGTTATACAGCATTAGACTATTCTACTATATCAAGTACTGGTAATGCTGCTTCTTGGGGAACTGTAAATGATGGAGCTCACTCTAGAGCTGGAACATCTAACGGAACAAATAATAGAGGTATACTGGCAGGAGGAAATCCTGGCGGAGCTCCAGTTAGAACAATAGATTATATAACCATTACTACGTTAGCACATACTGCTGATTTTGGGGATTTAACAAACCCTGGGAGACGTGAATTAGCTGGGCTGTCAAACGGTACTAATAATAGAGGAGTATTTGGAGGCGGAAGAGATAACTTAGCAATGACTAACGTAATAGATTACATCACAATAACTTCCACTGGAAATGCCTCTAACTTTGGCGACTTAACTGTTGCCAGGGACGGTATTTCTGGAACATCAAATATGGAAGATAACCAAGGCGTATTTTGTGGTGGAGATACTGGCTCTCCAAAAAATATAATTGATTATATAACAATTACCTCCACAGGTAATGCTACAGATTTTGGAGATTTAACACAGAATGCATCATATACATCTGCATGTTCTGATGCTTAAGGAGGAAATAAAATGCCATACAAAATAAGCGGTACCACAGAAGCTGCTAGGATTATTATTATAGAAGAGTCTGGATATACAATAGAAAGTAATACTAATGAATCCAGCGGAGCATATGAAGTAGATGCCCTAGACAGCTCTGATAAATTAGTAGTTGCTAGAAAGAGTGATGGAGAAGTTTCCGTATACGGAAACGTTACACCTATAGAATATACTCCACCTCCTAGAGGGGTGTTTGCTGGAGGGTCAAACACGTCCAACGACGAAGTGAATACTGTAGATTATATCACAATCAGCACCACTGGAAATGCCACAAATTTCGGAGATTTATTACAAGCTACACAACACTGTGGTGGAGCATCTAATGGACCAACAAATAGAGGAACATTCTTTGGTGGGAATAATGGTTCTGGTACTTGGTTTAACAACATTAGTTACGTAACAATTTCCACTGCCAGTAATTCAACTGATTTTGGGGATTTAACCACTCATATGAGTCATTTAGATGGTGCCTCAAACAATACTAACAATAGAGCTATAGTTGGTGGTGGTTATGGAGATGCGTATGCCTCAATTAATAGTATTCAATATTTCACCATTTCTAGTTTGGGCAACACAACAGACTTTGGAGATCTAACCAGGACCAGGTATTCAGCAGGAGTGTGCGCGAATGGTACTAACGATAGATGTTTAATCGCTGGACTTGATGCGGCTGTTCAATCTATAGATTATATTACAATATCCAATGCTGCCAATGCTATATCTTTTGGTAATCTTACAGCCCGTACAAAGTGTGATGTTAGAGCCACCTCCAACCTAACAAACAACAGAGGTGTATTTGGTGGTAGTAATGACGGATCAACGAATGGAAATATTATTGATTATGTTACTATAAGTTCAACAGGTGATGCTACGGACTTTGGTGATTTAACTGTACCTCAAGGACAAGCAGGAGCAACTTCTAATGGGACTAGTGAAAGAGGAGTGTGGGGTGGTGGAAGGACCACTCCAGTTAATATAAATGTAATTGGTTACATCACCATAAATTCAGCAAGCAATGCTACTGATTTTGGAGATCTTACTGTACGCAGAACAGGTATTGGTGCATGTTCTAATGCTTAAATAGTCCGGAGGGATGATGGAACGGGTGTGTAGATGGCTCCAACATAAACTAAATCCATTGCATGTCTATTGTAGGTTAAATGGCAATTTTCTACCTAAAAGGACAGCTATGACTATTTGTATAATATATGAAAAGACACTATTTAAATTTATAAGATTTTGTATAGGAGGAAACAATAATGGCACAAAACTGGGATAATTTTGAAATGGTTGTAGATGTAGCAAACCACGCGTGGGATGCTGATTATACCTATGGACCTTCTGTATTAATAGATGGCTCTACTTATAAAATGTGGTACACTGGATATGATGGTAGTAGAGCGTATATACTTTACTGTACTTCTACTGATGGTAAGACCTGGGGCGGTTTTACAGGAGTACTAAATTCTAGTGGTGGCGGCGAAGGAACATATGATGAAAGACATGTTATGATGCCATGTGTTATAAAAAATGGAGCTACATACCATATGTGGTATACCGGGTATACTAACGGAGGAGAAGCTAGAATTCTTCATGCTACTAGTTCAAACGGGACAAGTTTTACAGGTTTTCAATTGGTAGTAGATCATGGAGATGAAGGAACTTATGATACTAATATCTGTCAAAATCCATGGGTAATTCTAGATGGATCTACATACAAGATGTGGTATCTTGGGAATGATAATGACCATGTTATATATTGTACTAGTACAGACGGTATTAATTGGACAGGGCATCAAAGAGTAATGACTGTGGGAGCAGAAGGTACGTATGACTCATCTTCTCTAGGCAGAGCTTGTGTTCTAAAAGATGATTCTACATACAGAATGTGGTATGGTGGTTATAATGGAACAAATACCAGAACCATATACTGTGATAGTAGTAATGGAACTAGTTGGAGTAACCACGAGATGGTTGTAGATATACAGAATACTCCTGATGGAGGAACTTATTTTGATAATACAGCCTCTGATAGGTGTGCTGTAATCAAAGATGGCGGAACTTTTGTAATGTGGTATTCAGGACAGAACCCTTCTAATTATGATAGTTATATTATATACACTGATTGGTCAACCACCTCTATAGGAGGAACATTAGGTGATAATGCTAGAATACTTGTTGTAAATGAAGCAGATTGGTCTCTAGAAGCAAACGAAAATAAGAGTTCTGGTAGTTATTCGGTTTCGGTAGGTAGTGGCGAAAAACTAGTAATAGCAAGAAAAGCTGACGGTGAGGTAGTAGCTTTTGGCGATGTTACACCTGTCTCATCATTATAAGGAGGATATAAATGCCAATATTAAAAGATTCATATACAGAAAGTGGAAATGACGGAAGGTTTTTAAGAAACACCACTACATATAATGGGCTAGGTCAAAGTTTTACGACTACAAGTGCATATGATCTAGGTACAATTGAGTTGTTATTATATAGAACAGCCACAGCCCCAACTGGTAATGTATGGGTAGAATTGTGGTCTGTGTCAGGGGATTTACCTAATGTGAAGCTTGCTACTTCTGTAAAGATTCCATGCACTAATTTAACTACAGATACTAATGGGGCTTACGTTGAATTTGGTTTTAATACAGCATATTCGCTATCTAACAGTACCAAGTATGTTATAGTATTAGAAGCAGATTATACTGCCCCTGCAACGAATAGAATTTATTGGAAAATGCATTATGTCGGTACTTATTCAGGTGGTACTGAAATTTTTCAAAATGTAGATACGTGGCAAACAAGTACTGGAGATCATATTTTTAGAATAAATGAAGGCGCTTATAAGATATCTGGGTCAACAACAGATAATGCTAGAATATATGTAATACAAAACGATACACTAACAAAGTATGAAGATGTAACCTCTGGATCTTATTCGGTTAGAGTGGGAACAAATGATAGTTCAGTGGTAGTTGCTAGTTCATCTCAAGGCGGATTAGCATATAATTCTGTAACCCCTGCAGATGAATAACGACCATAATAAACTAACCTCTATATTATTAGGACCACGATACTAAGTCAAAATAAAAAGGAGGGTTGAGGATGGATAAACTAGATGGGATTAAACAACACGAAGATGTACAATCTTGGTGGGGTAGGAATAAGGACACTTTAAGAAGTAACATTACGGCCGCTATGAAAGATAGTGAAAATAAAGAGACTTTCAAATTGATGTTGGAATTACTAGAAAATGTAAAGATCAAGGAGAAAGAAACGAATGGAGAAAAAGAAACCTTGTCCATTTTGTAATCAAACATCAGTAGAGTTAGTAGGAGAAAATAACAAACCTTTAGGAATAGTAAACATAAGAATTAGATGTAAAACATGTGAGGCTCTAGGACCAGCATCTATTACAGAGAAAGGTGCTGTAGATTGGTGGAATACTAGAGATTATAAGGAGGAATAAATGTCAATCAAACAGTCAATTATTGATTTATCAGAAATGGTTGAATTAATTAGAATTGATGCAGAAAAATTTGATAATGGCAACAAGGCTGCAGGAACTAGGGTTAGAAAAGCCCTGCAGAATGTAAAAAAGCAATCACAAGAGATCAGACTGGAAGTTCAGGCGATCAAGAAAGGAGGAAAATAATGGAGGTAACAAATAAGAAAAAATGTGGGGGTAAAAAAGGTGGTAAAAAGTAACCCATGGAATTTATTAAAAGGAGGCGAGAATTATGGCACGTAGAAAAGGATGGAGTTTTACGGAAGAAAAGAAATTAATGGAGAACTATCACTCTAAAACCATTAAGGAATTAGAGGTGATGTTTCCCAACCGGTCAAGGGAAAGTATAAATAATAAAATTAAACGTCTAAAAGCTGCTGGTAAAATTAAAGATGGTAAGACTGATGATGCTATCAAAAGGTCTTATAACCAGCGTGGAAAGGATGTGTTTTTTACTGTAGATCAAGTTAAGTAAGGCCCGGAACAAATCGCTACAGGAGGGCTAGAATAATGTCTGATCTTGCAAACTACGAACAGTACGATTTACCAGAAGATACAAAGTGTTATGATTGTGTTTATAGACTTTCTCAAGTGTGTCTTCCACTTGATGCTGAGGAGTTTGGAGTAGAGAACGGAACTACTGTAGTTGTTCATATGTGTGTTTTGATGGATGCAGATATTGCTAGTCAGATAACTTTAGAGTGTACAAAATATGAATCAACTGGCCAGCATCCTTATTTAATGGGACATAAATTTTTAAGATAACCTTGACAAATATGGAAAAATGATTATATTAGGGGGTAGAGATAATGCCATACAAAGTTTGAGGATATGATCCACATACAAACACTATTGATTATGTAACTATATCATCTACAGGAAATGCTACTAATTTCGGTGATTTAAGTGCTCAAAAGGAACAGATGGCTGGTGCCTCTAACATGACCAACAACCAAGGGGTTTTTGGAGGTGGGTATGGTCCGCCATCTTATGGGTACACTAACGTAATAGATTATGTAACAATATCAAGTACGGGTGATGCTGCGGATTTTGGTGATTTGACTCAAGCAAGATCACAGTTTGGGGCTTGTTCAAACGCATAAAATTGTTTGATTTAAAGGAAAAGGAGGATTATTGGTTTATGTCTGATCATTATATAAATATTAAATTTGATTTGTTAGATAATGATGAATTTTTAAAAATGTTTAAGGGTAAATTCATGTTCTATTGTAAAAGTAGGAGATACATAGCAAGATATAATAACAATGAATATGGTAATGGGCATGGCAGCAATAACTGGGTACACACAAATTACTGGAAAAATGGATTACTAGCTTCCTGTAGGTCGTTGGAATTTTATGCAAAGAAGTTAGGTGTGTCAAAAAATACAATACCAAAATGGATAAATGAACTCAAAGATTTGGGTGTAATTGCAGTTGATAAAATAGGGGTAGGAAGAAAAGCAAAATATGTATTAATTTTTGGGGAACACAACATGGGAGTAGGGAAATTATATAAGGAAAAATTTTATGTTAATGATCCAAAAAGATATCATAAAATGGACGAATATGTTACAAGAAGGATGAAAGAAATTGATCATTACAAACGACCATAATCCCAAAAAGTGTGATCATTTAATCCCAAAAAGTGGGATCAAAGTCGTCGTTTTAATCCCAAAAAGTGGGACCTATAATATATATAAACTAATATAATATATATAATATTGAATATATATGAGAAATTTTTAAATGTTCTTTGAAAATTTAACTGAAGCAAAAGATTAAAATCTTATTGATCTTGAAAGGAGTTTAGTTATGGGTTACACTCTTGCAGATGAGGAGGTTGCTCGTGCCAAGCTACAGCTCACTAGCTCCACGATCAGTCTCAACAATTTTTTGACCGTTTGGAAGGGGCTTCCAATAATTATAGAACAAAGCAATCTTGATAGGACAATTAATAACATTTGGTATCCGAAGCAATTAGAAGAAGAGGATGCTGAGTGTGTAGCGAATTTAGTTAATAGTTACGTAGAGAATTATTATAGATATGAGGAGGAAGAAAATGGATAATGATTTAACACCGGTAAAGGAAGAAAGAAAAGACCTTGATATTTTAAGGGGTGTAAAGGACATCGCAGAGCTTATTGATAAGGATAATAAGTTCTTACAAATTTTCACCAGGGCAGCAGATCCTAATTCAACATCTTTGGTGGAGTTTCATTCAGTAGATGAAAAATCTTTAACACAAATAGCAGAAAGAATGCCAGAGATGAACAGGGCTAGTAGAATTTTTGGTAAACAAAATTCCCAGGCTACTGGAAAATTAATGTCATTAAGTATGATTGCCCAGGCTCCTTATAGAAGACTAAAACAAGTTCTTGCTAAAGTTGAGCGCAAGAGAGGGGCATTAAAAGAAAACATTTTTAAACTACGAAAAGAAAAAATTGAACTTGACAGGTTAATATACAAGCGAGATAAGATTAATGAGTACATTGAAAATAAACGACCGTCATTGGAGCCTTATGAAACTGAAGATGGTAAAAAGATATCAGATCCTAATGAATTAGAGTTCATGGTTCAGACTTTAGATATTGAAATTGAAGAGAAAGTTGCTAACATGGGTGATACTGGTATTTATATTGAAGGTGCCCTTAAAGAGATTGGTGCCTACCAGGATGCGTATGACCAGATTATGAAAACATACGACATTCCAGAAGATTGGGATGAGGAAGATTTTGAAAAGTGTGAGGTGGAAGAACACGTCAAAACAGCGTTTCTTCACGCAGTTAGAGACATTACAATGACAGGAAAACTTAATGTTGGAACGTGTGAATATCTTGAACAATTTGGTGTTAATCCTTTAACAGCTAAGAATTTAGTAGAGGCTTACATATCAAAAAATAGCGGACAAGAGTCTGAAGATGGTAAATTACATTTATCAGACATTGGTAGTTTATACCAGTTTCAAGACGAGATGTATAATATCTTTAAAAACGAGTATAAAAAATCAGCTAAGAGAATAGGACTGGATGAGGTTATTTCAGGTGACTTCTTGTACAAGGAAGGAAAGGAGCCAGCAGATGAAGACACTGCGAGTGAATTTGTTCATAGGGACACCGTGCTATAATAGTATGGTTCATAGTGATTATTTACATTCTATTATTTCCTATCATGAGAAGGGGTTACCTTTCAGTGTAATGACGATAGGAAATGAAAGTTTAATTACAAGAGGAAGGAATACAGTACTTTCATATTTTCATAGATTAGAACAATTTACGCATTTAGTTTTTGTTGACGCGGACATTTATTTACATGCTGATCAATTAGTACAATTGTTGGCCCACGAAAAAGACGTTATTGGTGCTCCAGTTCCGCTAAAAGGATTTGATGAGCAGGGAAACCATGTAACCAATATTGGAAACATTTTAAGTGATAAAGGTAATGGGTTGGTTACAACGGATAAATTAGGCAATGCGGTAATGATACTTTCTAGGAATGCGGTGAATGCTTTAGTTGAAAACGCTAAGAAAAATAAAGATGTTTATTATGGAAATCCGCTATCTAGAGGAGATTCCATAGACGATGCTTTGATGTATGATGTATTTAAAGTAGGAGTACAAGATAAAAACTTTGATGAAGCAGGGGATTATTTGTCAGAAGATTATTATGTGTGTAATACTTTGAGAGATCTTGGTTTTGAAGTGTTTGTAGATACAACAGCGAAGGTTAGACATAATGGAATGTTTACCTTTGGTTAGGAGGTAGCTATGAACTGGTGGCAGAGGATTATTGAGTTTTTTAAAAAACTATTTGGAGGAGGTGCGGATCCAATGCCTAGTAAATTTACAAATGAAGAAGAAAGAAGGCAGTATTATATTAATCTCTGGCCAAGGGCAAGAATTATTTATAATGCACAGCACGATAGGCCTAGGGATGTAAGAACTTTTATTTTTGATAAGAGTTATATACTAGAAGATGTTGTTAATAAGTATAATCTACGTGGAAGAAACGACACAGACACTATGTATAAAATTTTAAGTTTTGTTATGGATCATCTAGTATACACAAGTGATGAAGTAACTAAAAAACAAGCAGAATATTGGCAGAATCCTGAAGATACTATAACATTAATGAAGGGGGACTGTGAGGATGGTGCTATTTTAATTAAGTCATTATCGTTGGTTGCTGGGGTTCCAGATTGGAAGGTTAAGATTTGTGCCGGGCATGTAAAGGGCGGAGGTCATGCCTATGCAGTTTATGTTAGAGATAATGATACACAATGTATTTTAGATTGGTGTTATTGGACAAATAGATTACCAATTGACGACAGACCAAAAATAAGCGAAGAATCTAATTATTATGATATTTGGTTTTCATTCACCAGAGAACATACATTTGGTGAGGTAGATAGAAAGTATGGCCCAAACAGTTAAAAAATACTTGACAAATGCAAAATAATGATTATATTGTAGATACAGGAAAGGTGATTAAACTAACCTCTTATATTTATAGACCATGATAAATGATGGTCGGAAGGAAAAGGAAATTATGTCAACACCGTATGTTATTGAAAAAAAGGGAGATAGTGAGAAGGCGTATGATTTATATTCAAGACTTTTAAAGGATAGAATCGTTTTTGTTACTGGTGGGATAGAGGATGGGATGGCCAACTCTATTGTTGGGCAGCTCTTGTTTTTAGAAGCAGACAGCCATGAGAAAGATATTTATATGTATATTAATTCTCAAGGTGGTTTAATTAGTGCAATGTATGCTATTTATGATACTATGCAATATATAAGGCCAGAAATCGTGACCGTAGGGTTTGGTCAGGTAATGAGCGCAGGCAGCTTTTTACTGGCTGCTGGTACAAAAGGAAGAAGATATGCATTGCCCAATACTGAAGTCATGATACACGAACTTTCAAGTGGGGCTAAAGGAAAGGCTACCGATCTTGAAATAGATTTAAAGCATGCTCTAAGATTAAAAGAAAAGATGGCTAAGCATTATGTCGAAATGACAGGTCAGCCGCTTAAGAAAATCAAGAAAGATATGGAACGTGATTTTTATATGTCGCCGGAGGAGGCAATGGAGTATGGGCTGATTGATGATGTTCAGTATCGTAGGGAGGTATAGAATTAATGGCAATGAAATATCAGAAAGAATTTCATAAAAAAGGGAGGGTTCTTGTAGGAGGCGGGCCTAGAGATAGGCAGGCTGCAGTACAGCGCGGGATGGCAGGTCCAGCGTATAGTCCTGATAGTGATTATATTATACAAGAACTTAGAAAAGAAATCCTAGAATTAAAATCAAAAACTGCTTCTACTGGTAAGGGAGATTTTACTGGAGAGCAAGTAGATGAAGAAGTAAGAAAGGCAGTAGCTGAAGCTCTTAAAGAAAGTGAAGGTTATTTTAAAAACAAAGTTAAAGAACTTGAAGGTAATAATAAAAAATTTTTAGAGAATATGGAAAGGTTGAATAAAGATAAAGATCAGCTAGACCAAAAATTAAGAGCGAAAAGAGAAAGATTAAATAAAACTCAATATGAATTTGAAGAGATTAAGATAAAGTTAAAAGAAGCAGAAGGTAGACTAAAATTAGCTGATGAAAAAATAGAGGCTAAAGATGAGATAATAGAAGTATTGAAGAAGGAGAATGAGGGTGGTGGTACTGATACTACAGAATTACAAAAAATTATAGAGGCACAGAATAAAAAGATAGAAGATCTCACAATGGCTGTTGTTGCTGGCGGAGATGTTGTTATAGAAGATGACCCTGATAGGCCGCAAATAGAAGATGTTTTTGTGGATCCATTAGAAGATGGGTCTTCAGAGGGATTAGTGTCTCATATTGAAGTAGAAGATGTTTCACCAGAGAAAAAGGAAGATATGAAAGAAAAGGTAAGTAAATTAAAAGAAATAATGGGCGGCTTAAAATAGGCTTTTAGGAGGAGGATGAAATGGGCAATAAAGGTTTAGATATCGGTACTAACATGCTGGTGGCTGCCTCTGTTGACGAGAATGGAGCACCGGTTTTTAAGATGCAGCGTGATGCATTTTATAAAATAGTACCTAAAAGTCAAGTGAATCAAAGTAGTATAAGGATGTCATTAGAAAAAAGGGGCTCTAATTTTATAGAAGATAAAGATGGAAATTTTATAGTAGTTGGAGAGAATGCGTTAGAGATAGCTATAGAAAGGAATGATGTAGCTAAACGGCCTATGAGTAGAGGGGTATTGTCCCCTAGAGAAAAAGATTCTTTACCAATGTTAAAGATGTTAATTTCTGAATTAATAGGAAAAGATGGTGATGGGGGTACTATAGTTTATTCTGTTCCAGCTAGGCCTGTTGATGGTAATTTTGATATTGTTTATCATACTGAAATGATGAAAACATACCTTGCAGAGATGGGGTATGATTCACAGCCAATAAACGAAGCCTTTGCGATTGCTTTATCAGAATTACTAGATGATGGATTGACTGGGATTTGTGTAAGTTATGGTGCTGGTATGACGAATGTGGCTGTTATTCACCAAGGAGACCCTTTGGTAGAATTCAGCGTTTTACGAGCAGGAGATTTTATAGACCATTCGGTTGGTAAAGCTTTAGACATTTCTCCTAGCCTTGTGCAGCTTGAAAAAGAAGCAGGCACAAATTTAGAAGATCCTGACACTAAAATTATGCAAGCAGTTTCTGTTTACTATAGCTCTTTGATAAATTATACTCTTAAGAATATAGCTTATGAGCTTGAAAAGAGAGAGAAAGATCTTCCAATATTTAGAGAGGCAGTTCCAATAATTCTTTCTGGAGGATTAACATTAGCTAAGGGGTTTGTAAAGAAGTTTGAAACTGTTTTAAATACACTTTCTTTTCCAGTAAAAATCAGTGAAGTAAGAAGAGCTAATGATCCTCTACGGGCGGTTGCTAATGGGGCTCTTTTGGCAGCACAACTATAAGGAGAGACAAATGTGGGGATGGTGGAAACAATTTTTTCAGAGAGAAGTAGATTTAAACGCTAGGGTTCCTGGTGCAATAAGCTTTAAATATGGAGAGCTTATAAGGTCTGATTATGCTACTAGGTATGGTATTTCAAACATTCCGACTGATAGTGAGTGGGATAACTTGGAAATATTGACTAGAGAAGTATTACAGCCTACCAGAGATAAATTTGGACCTATTAGAATTACTTCGGGATTTAGGTCGTATGAGTTAAATAAGGCTCTTGGTGGATCTTCTAACTCTTTACATAGGTTTGGCCACGCCGCAGATATAGAGCCTGTTATGTCAGGCATAAAGTTATTATCTGTACTGGAATGGATTCATAATAATTGTGATTATAGAGAGTTAATAGCTGAATATTTTCCAGGAGGTTGGATACATGTAGCATATGTATCCAGCGGAAATGACAAAATTTTAAAGTTAAAAGATAATAATCATAATTATACCAGAGTAAGTATAGACTACATTAAAGAATTATATGGCTAATAGGAGGAATTTTTTGATATGAATGATAGATTTAGTGGAGTAGTAAAATGGTTTTCTAATGAACGTGGATATGGGTTTGTTTTAAAAGATGGAGATGAAAGCGGAGAATATTTTGTTCATTTTTCATCCATTGTTATGGATGGATACAAAACACTAAAAGCAGGCAAGAAGGTGGCCTTTGAGTTAAAAGAAACAGACAAGGGAACACAAGCAGTAAATGTGGTATTAAATGAAGATTAATTTTATAAGTGGCTGCTCGCCACAGTCCTCAACTGACTTTAAAATTCAATTAGGCTTTTAGTCAGTAAGCCTGGAAAGCGAGGAGATAGAATGGTGTATAAAGATAAGTTTGTAGCAGTGATAAAGTGTAGGGGTAAGATTTTAAGGGAAAGAAACGGATATGTTACTGTCCCTTTTGGTTCAGATTATTCAGTGTATTTAAAGAACCTGGCATCTAGAAAAGCAGTAGTTGATGTTAGCGTTGATGGAAAGGACGTGCTTAATAGGAAGCAGTTAATCCTAAACCCTAATGAGACTTGTAATCTAGAAGGATTTTTAAAAGGAAAGAAGGTAAGTCATAAATTTAGGTTTGCTAAAAGAACTAAGCAAACGGACAGGGTTCGAGGGTCTAGGATAGATGATGGGCTAGTAAGGGTTGAATATAGGTTTGAAAGAAAAAAGGTTGATAGACCTGTAATAAGACCTATTCCAGTAGATCCGTGGCCTAGGAGGAAGTGCCCTTGGTGTGGGGGTAGCTGGTATTCGTGTGATTGTAATCATTGGGATGATAATGATACAGTTTGGTACACCTCTAATTTAAGTGATAGTAGTATTGGCAGCTCAGGTTTAAGTGCCGACTCATCAACTTATTCATGTAATTATATGAATGCGTCTTCTACTTTGAAGAGTAGTCCTAAAAGATCTACAAAAAGATTAAGTAGTAGAACTAAAGGAAGAGCTAAAGCAGAGGATGGTTTTACAGTTAAAGGTTCTAAATCTAATCAGAGTTTTCAGTACGGTTATGTCGGAGAGCTTGAAACACAACGTCATGTTATTGTGCTTCAAATCAAAGGTACGAGCCGAAGAGGAAAAAGGGTTAGAAAGCCTGTAACAGTAAGGACGAAATTACAGTGCCCAACTTGCGGAAAGAAGTCACGCTCTAGTGCTAAATTCTGCAGTCGTTGTAGCACAGCATTAGATTAAGTCAAGTTGGGTTCCGGCGGGCAGCCATTACAAGGAGAATTAAAATGTATTTGGCAGAATTAATGAGGGAGCAGAAAGATTTAGAGAGAAAGATTGGAGAATTAAGAGATCTCTCAAGAGTATCATTAAAGAAAGAAGCAGATCTTGATCAGGCTATTCTTAAAATGTATGCTTTGTTAGATAAACAACAGAATAATAGAATAGTAATAAATAATATACTTAATGAAGTAAAGTTAAAGGTTGGTGATTCTGACATCTCCATGTTCAACGCTATGATTTTAAGAGATACTATCAAAAAGAAAATAGATGCTGTAACATTATTAGTAGGTAAGGATAATGATTTAGATTTATTTAAGTTATTAGAAGATAGAGATTCTTTGGAGAATGATTATAATAAACTTAATGATCAGATAGATTCTAATTTATGGCGGGTAACTCTTTCATGATAAACAAGAAAATGTGGGTTAGGTTTGATGATGATTTAGAGGTTGTATGTTTTTGTGATGACGGTAGGAAGAAATGTACAAAGGAAGAGAAGCCTGTGTGTGAAGAATATGTTGTAAAATTTATTCCTATAGAAAGGAGTAAAGCAGAGGTTAAGGCTAAAGAAAACGCAGACAAGCTCGCTGCAACATTAAAGAAGTTTAAGACAGAGTTGGATAGGAATGCTAAAAAGTTTAAACAGTTTAAGATTTAGGAGGCAGCCATGATTATAGGAATTTCGGGCAAGGCCCAGCACGGTAAGGATACAATAGGTAAGTTTTTGGCACAAGAATTGAATAAGAAAAAGGGAATTACATGTGTGCTAATGGCTTACGCAAATGAGCTAAAGAATATGGTTCAAAAGTATTTTGATCTAAGTTATGAGCAGTTATGGGGATCTGAAAAGGAGGTTTCAGATAAAAGATATATCAAACCAGTTGATTATGATTACGATAGAGATAACCCTCCGTATTGGACAGCAAGAGAAATAATGCAGTCGTTCGGAGAGTATTTTAGATCTGTTGATTATAATTTCTGGGTAAAACATTTATTTAAAATTATTGATGAAAAAGAGTATGAGCATGTAATTATAACTGATTGTAGATATCCAAATGAGGTTAACCCTGTTTTTGAAAGAAATGGATATCATGTAAGAATACATAGGGATTTAGATTTAGATACACATGGAAAAGAACATTCATCAGAAACAAGCCTTGATGGTAAATTTAAAATTGACTTTGAGGTAGAAAATAACGGAACGATGGATGAGTTAAAAAAGACAGCATCTGATATAGCAGACGCTATATTGGAAATGGAAAGACTAAAAGAAGCAGTAGCTGAATAGGAGGATTAAATCTATGGCTAAGAAAGCTATGAACATTAAAATCGATCCGGAAACCATTATGCATTCAGGTATTTCAGTATCAAAGGATGGATATAAAAGCGCGAGAATGTTAGTTAAGCTTGGTGATAATGAATACATGAGCGTTGGATATGAGTGGGAAGGCGATGGCATTCCCTCTTTTGTTATGGACATGATGAGTTTCATGCAGTCTAATGAAGAGGTTATTGAGAAAGCCAAGCAAGAATTTGCTGCGGAAGCTGATGAATACTATGACAGAAAACTTAAAGAAGAAGAAGCAGCACCAAAATGTCCAAAGGGACAACGTTATTGAAGTAAAAGAAAAAAATGTGTACCCAAATAGTTTATTTGGTAAGGAGGAGAAAAGATGCCACAATATCCTGAGTTTGTAAAGATGCAGGAAGCGTATTACACAATGGCTCAGATACCAGATAAGAATGTGGTATTTCAAAATCCAGAGCAATACCCGAGAAATTATAGGAATGGTAATTGGCCACAGTCAGGTTACAACGTAGATTGTGGAGCTACTTTACCTAATGTGAATGTGAACACGTGGGATTTGAGTTACAATCGTTGTCGTAGGTAAATAGACTAGAAAAGGAATAGGGAATAGCTTATGAAGGAAGTATCATTTGAGGATCGGTGTGAGATATTTAAAGAAGAGTTAGCTTTGATATTGGATGAAAAAATTAGAGAGTTTACAAAGCTTTGTTTGTTCAAAGCACCAAATTATTTTTTTACTGATTGTCCAGCATCAACAACTGGGAAGTACCACCCTTTAGATGAATTGAGTTGGGATGGTACTATTATACATACTAAGAAAGTAGTTACTGAGGCATATGAGTTATGTAGAGGGATGGAGTGTGAGGAATATAGAGATGAAATTTTAGCTGCGTGTATAATCCATGATTTAAGGAAGCAAGGCATTAAGAGAACAGGCCATACTGCTAAGAATCATCCAGCATTAGGTGCGGATCTAGTGGATGAGATACAGAAAGAAACACAGATGTTAGATAGTAAATCTTTTAACATGATAAAAAACTGCGTAGGATATCATTATGGGCCGTGGTCTTCTAAACCGTGGTCTAAACCTACTAAGGAATATACTAGTGAAGAATATTGTGTATATCTTTCAGATTATATTGCATCTAAAAGAATAAACACAGTACACTATAGGAGGTAGATAGGATGGGAGAGCTGCCAGCTGGAAGTGGACGTAGGTGGGAACCACCAGGAGGATTACAAAAACATAGAGACAAGATACACAGGGAAAGTAAGCAGGCTGACAGTAAGAATTTACCGTTTGATTTCTCAAAACCTCCTCGACGTACTAAAAGTATGTGGGCGGAGTGTGAATCATGTGGTTATATTACGACTGTGCCAGTGAATACAGTAGGTATGATTTGTAATGAGTGTGGAAAGTATACTTCTGTTAAGGAGGTAGTAGACAGTGGGTGAAAATAATAAGAGAGGAAGACCCCTTGGATATAAGCTTAGCGAGGCAAGCAAGAGAGCGATAGCTGAATCAAAAAAAGGGCAAAGGCATAAGGAAGAAACAAAGGACAAGATTTCTAAATCACTTTTAATTTACTTTAAACAATTTAATTTATTAAGCGACGAAATAATTGATAGTTATTGTAGCGTAAGTAATGATAAATTATGTAAGTGGGTGATGGATTCAAAAGCAGGTTTGGATGAGGCGGAAGATATCTACACAGAGAAAAAACTTCGTAACTTCAGAAGAGTAGAGATTTCTTGTGGTAATGATATAGAAAGATTTTCACACAACGCTACACCAGAGTTTATGGTTATGTTAAAGCAGTTGCTTAGTAAAATAGATGATGCGGAAAAGATTTTAAAGGAGCTTTTGTAATGGGAGGTCCAGGAAGCGGACGTAAAAAGAAAACGCCGGAAATAAGGGATATGTTAAAGAAAACTATTCCTCTAAGAAAGATGCTGACTGATGATGAGATAGAGATTTATGAAGCTTATGTGAATATCTATTTAGACGATTTTGAAGAAAGCGATTTAACGTCTGGTGATATGGATGATATAATGTCCTTAGCTATGAACAGGGTTCTTGAGTTCCGGCTTTTGGAGAGTAGTAAGGGTGATGCTGATAGGCAGGTAGATATTTCTGCTTCTATAGAAAAGCTAAGAAAGCAGACAGAAAAGATAAAGGAAAACTTATCTTCTAGAAGGAGAGATAGAATAAATCCTAATGAGTTTAAGGGTTTTTCTATTGTTGATCTTGCGGTGTCATTTGACAAAAAGAAAAAAGATGAGATGTATAGTAAAGTTAAGAAATTAAAAGAGGAAGAAAAAATAGTTTTAAAGAGCAGAGAAGAATACTCTGGTAATAGGTATGATGTAGATTCAGATGAAAAGAACCTCATGGAGGGCTTAGAATAGTTGAATAAAAATGACATTAATGTCGATAAACTAATAGATCAAGGTACTGGTCTTGTAGAGTTTTATAGAAATAATCCATGTATAGCTGCTTATGATTTACTGGGGGTAGATTTAGCGCCTATACAGAGATTAATATTTGAGGATATGTGGTTTAAAAATTACTGTATATCCGTGTGTACTCGTGGGTTTGGTAAAACTTTTCTTTTGGGTACTTTATCTGTTTTAAGTTGTCTTCTTTACCCTGGGTATAGGGTTGGTTTGATAGCCCCAGTATTCAGGCAGTCCAAAATGATTTTCTCCGAAGTTGAAAAATTATACTCCAGATCTTCTTTAGTGAGGGAAGCCTGTGAGAAGAAACCTACCAGAGGTTCTGATACCTGTTATTTAAAATTCAAATCAGTTGGCGCAAAGAATGGATCCTTTATAGAGGCATTACCGTTGGGTGATGGTTCTAAAATCAGAGGGTCTCGTTTCTATTTGATTTGTATAGACGAGCTGGCCCAAATCCCAGACAAGGTTCTTGATATGGTAATTCGTCCTATGGCAGCCACTACTTTGGAGCCCATGGAAAATGTTAGGCGGATTGAAAGACAAAGAAAACTTATAGAGATGGGACTTGCAACAGAAGGTGATTTTGATGATGAAACAGTAAACAAAATGATAATGACATCATCTGGTTATTATAAATTTAACCATATGTGGCGCCGTATGAGGGATTATTGGTTACAGATGGAGAAAGATACGGATCTTCTTTCTCAATATGCAGTACACCAAGTACCACATTGGGATCTTCCAGAAGGCTTCTTAGATAAAAATAACATCGATGAAGCTCGTCGTGTTATGTCAAATGCGGAGTTTAAAATGGAGTACGAGGCTGCAATGATTTCGGACTCTGAAGGTTTCTTTAAAGCTTCATTATTAGAAGCATGTACTACAGATAGTGGCTTTCCGCTGGAATTGCGAGGGACTAAAGATGGGCAGTACATTGTTGGTGTTGACCCAAACCAGGGAGGAGATGCAAGTTGTGGTGTGGTTATTGTTAAATTAGGGCCAATAAATAGAGTGGTAAACGTTTTAGAATTAAAAAAGAAAACCACACAAGAATTAACTAAGGCTATCCAAGCGATTTGTGATAATTATAACATACTTAGAATTTTTATGGATAAAGGCGGTGGTGGTAAAGCCGTTTGTGATTTGTTAGAAGAAGGTTATGATGGTAAGGAACCAATCATAGACTTGACTAATGAAGATCATAAAAAATTAAGAGGAAGACATATATTAGAAATGGTTAATTTTAATCCTGCATGGATTTCTGACGCTAACTTCTCTTCTTTAGCCTTATTGGAAGATAAAAAATTAAGATTTCCAGAACCTCCTACATCTACATTAGATGTAGAAGCAAGGATTTATGAGAATATAAATAGAATGAAATCACAGATGTTAAACATAGTGGTTACTCAGACCGGAAGCGGTCTGCTGCATTTTGATACACCCAAGAAAGGACAAAACAAGGATTTATATTCTGCATTTATATTAGCAGGATATGGTGTAAGGCTTTTAGCAAGAGAACTTGAGGAGGAGCCAGATCCAGTATTACATAATGCTGGTTTAACAAGACCACATGAGTCTAATGCAAGCTGGCAGGCGGTTGGCGGACCAAAGGCAGTAGGAAGACAGTTGGCAATGGCGGTGTTAACAAAAAACAAATAAACTAACCACTATAATATTAGGGCATTACAATTAAAATAAGGAGGTGCTTGTATGACAGCGTTAGGTGAGTTTTTAAAGGGTTATTGGAGACCAATATTAATGGGTATTTTTTGTTTAATTGTATTTAATAACTTCCTGTTTATACCATATTTTAATGTAATTTTTGGTACTAATATTATTATTACCTTACCAAGTCAGATGTGGGAAATTTTAAAGATTTGTGTTGGCTTGTATGTAGCTGGAAGAAGTGCTGAGAAGGTGTTTGACACGAGGGCCAAAATAGGTAAGTAAGGTAGGGAATTATGACCTTAAGAACTATAGGTAAAATATTTAAGAGTTTGAAATCAGTAGCTATTATAGTTCTGATTATATTTGGCGTTCTCGCCTTACGTGGTGGAGTTAATGCGTTTTTCAGTAAAATGAGGCATGAAATAGACAGGTCCGTGAGTTCAGAAGTGGCCAATATAAAATCAGCATTTGTTGCTTATGATGATAAAGAACTTAAAAAAAGTATTAAGCAGTTACTTAAAGAAGCTGATGCAAGACATGACAAAAGGTATAAGGAGCTTATAGCAAAGATTAAGAAACAGGATGAGGAAATAGAAGGTATTGGAAAAATAAGTGCAGAGTTTATAGAAAGGTCTAAACCTCCTCAACCAAGCGATCATGAGTATAAAGTTGGAACAGACAGCCCTCAGGCCCGCGCAACTATAATTATAGATGCAAAAGATACTGATGGTGATGAATTCCCAATAGGTTATGCTCAATACAGACCTAATAAAGATAAAGATAAGCGATGGAAACAGGGGGTTAGAGATTTTGGAATAGGAGTAAATGTTATAGAAACACAAACTAAAGATGATGAATGGAAACAGTATGTGGATGTGTATGCAACTTCAACACATACGGAAAAAGGAGTACACCCGTTACCTGTTGGAGATGTGAGCTGGACCAGGAAGAAGAGAACCGAAAAAGAATGGATGTGGAATCCAAGGATAGCATTTACAGGTGCAGTACTGGAAAGTGATATTATGCCTGGTTTAGACTTAAGCCTTTGGAGTTATGGAAGAACAAAAGCGGACATGGACTGGAGATTTTTTGGTATAGGTATAGGTGCTACTAGTGATGATTGGTGGGGTTACTTTTTTCCTGTAGAATATAATGTAGCCAACCATCTACCATTGGTAAAGAATATATTTATGGGCCCCTTCGTGGGCGCTAACGCAGACGATCAAGAAATAAAATGGGGAGTTGGAGGTTCAGTGCCATTTTAGCCATGGAATATATCGGTAAAAAATTTGGTAGGTTATTAGTTACACGATATAACAATAATAAAGAGCCAGGTAGAATTATGTGTGAATGTGAGTGTGATTGTGGTAATGTTGTTATAGTGAGAAAAAGTGTATTAAATGATGGAAGGACAAGGAGCTGTGGTTGTTTGCATAGAGAGATTATGCGGAAGGTGTCTGGCGGAAAAAACAATCCTATGTATGGTAAGAAACATTCGTTAGAAACAAGACTTAAGATATCACAGAATTTACCAGACCGTTCAGGCAGTAATAATGGAAGATGGAATCCAACTCTTACTGAAGAAGACAGGTTAATGAAGAGAATTACTCCTGAGTATTTGACATGGAGAAATTCAGTGTTTGAAAGAGATGATTACACTTGTGTGTATTGTGGAAATATAGGCGGTGATTTAGAGGCTCATCATCTAGAAAGTTATGCTAAAAATCCTGAATTAAGGTTTAATGTGAACAATGGTGTAACTATGTGTGTGAAACATCATAGAAAATTTCATAATAAATATGGATGTATAGGTAATACTACAGAACAATTTTTAACTTTTATAGGAGGTAATACATTATGGCACCTTCCAAAGAGGATGATTATACAAGATACAGAACTATAGATAAACTCAATCCACCTTATGAAATAGAAGATATTATAGGAAGGAAAGATCCTACGTATATAGCAGCAGTTGAATCAACTCCGACTGTTTCTGGTACAACGCTTAGAACTAATTACCGATAAGGAGAAGGAATTAAATGAGAAAAGATACTCTGAAAAAAGTTACTGCGGATCTTAAGGAAAAATATCCTGATGTAGGAATTAGAGCTATAGAAGTAGATGATAAGTCTGGAAAAGCTGCGTTCTATTTAACTCCTACTCAGAAATCATTGGCATTTTTGCCACAGGAAAAGGCAGCTGTAATAACAAGAGACGCGGTAACAAGACAAACATTAGATTTAATTAAGAAAGATCCATTCACAGAGGAGCCAAGAGAATCATATAAACGTGCTATAAAGTATTATTACACAGACCCGGATGTTGGGTCTGTAACAAATTTTTTGTCCAACATAGCATCAAAAGGATTTGAGAATGATATAGACGATCCTAAAATAAAAAACTTCTATGATGTTTGGGCATTTGATGTTGGTTTTGTTGAACTCTTGGAATGGATTTATTTAGATTTTTTTAGGGTTGGGCATGTTTATACATATAAAACAATAGCGAAATATGAACCAAGAGTATCATATCTTTCACCCATTCCAGGAAAGAAACTAAATAACGGTAAACCAAAGAAAACTACTGGAAAGGAAGCTGCTGCTAAGAAAAACATTTGGTCTAAAGGGCATCTACCTGTAGCTTATACAGTTTTAAATCCTACGTTAGTTGAGATAGAGGGTAGTTTACTATTTGATAAATACAAGATAACACTTCAAATTTCTCCGGAATTAACTACTATGATAAAGAAACCTGCTGGTGAATTAACAATGGAGGAGAAGGAGTTAATTAAAATGTTACCTTCTGATTTAAAGAAAGCTGCAGAAAAAGGAGGTACAATTGATTTAGATCATAGATTAGTAAATGCTATAACGTATAGAAAACAACCTTATGAAAAATATGCAAGGCCTAGATCGCTGAGAGTGTTTGATACTATTGATTATAAAACAGCTTTACGTCAGGCTGATCTAAGCACATTAGATGGTATTACAAATTATATTTTAAAAATTACAATAGGTTCAGACGAATATCCTGTTACAACACAAGCAGAATTAGAGGCTGTAGCACAGCTTTTTAATACTCCCTCCAAAAGTTTTGACGTCGTTTGGAATCACACACTACAAATCGAGAAGATAGTATCTCCTGAAATACAGGCCATTCTCGGCCAAGAAAAGTATGCTCAGGTCAATGATGATATGCAGATAGGTTTGGCAGTGTCGAGAGCATTTTTGGATGGTGGTGGTAAAATAAATCAAGCTGAAGCTGGTTTGTTGGTGAAGGGTGTAATAGAAGAAATTAATTATGCCAGAAGACAAGTAACCAAATGGATTTATGATGAATACAGACAAATTGCTGAAGTTATGGGTTTTGACAGGTTTCCTAAGATTAGATGGGACGAAGGTGTATTAAGAGATATTATTCTATACATGTCAACAATCTCATCCTTAGTAGATAGAAGAATGTTAAGTTATAAGACAGCTCTGGAAGCTCTTGGCTTTGACTATCCTAATGAATTACAAAGTATGACAGATGAGCTTCCTTTAGTAAAGAAAGGAACGTTTGGTATATTAGGTTCACCTTGGCAGCAGTCTAAGGGTACTGTTCAGACTACCCAGAGGACACCGAAGAAAACTCCTTCTGAAGGACGGCCTGATGGTAAGCCTGCTAAGAAAAAAGAGCCAGTAACTGAACCAAATAAAAAACTAAAAACAACAACTAAAAAACCAACAAAACAGTCTGCTGCTAATTTAGGTGACTTAGTTAAAGGAATGTCTCCTGAGGATTTTATAGAATTTTTGACATATTTAAACAACGTTAGAAATTCTGAATAAACTAACCTATATAATAGTAGACCATCATTATTTTTGAAATAATTTAAGGAGGTTTAAAGTGAACGCTAAACACAAATTTTATTTGGAAGCTGATATAAAGCTAGAAAAGGAAACTAAAGCACTTAGAGAAAGAGCCTCTTCTATTATAAACTTACCAGATAAAAAAGATAAACAACCGGATCTCTTATATTTTTCTGCTATTTTCGTATCCTCAGGTGAAAATCTAAATCATGCATTCTTCCTACCCTCGGAATTAGTTCTTGCAGAGGGCACAATCAAAAACAAAGCACTAGATGTTGAACACAAAGAAAGCGACATAATAGGTCATTTGTATGATCGTGCTTATATGGATAAAGATGGAACTCCGTTGAGTATGGCAGAATTATCTTCCACTAAATCAGAGCAACTAGATAAAAAAGATGTACACATAGCTATTGCTGGAATAATTTATAAATCAAGATTTCCAAATGTAGCTGAAGAAGTAGCTTCTGGTGAATGGAAGGTAAGTATGGAAGCTTATTATCAAGACTATGATATTAAAGTTGGTGATTTGATAGTGAGCAGGAAAGAAGCAGATGCACTAGGATTAACTTCTGAGAATAGCGATGTGTTTGGTAAACTGGCAAAGGTTATAAAAAACAAAAAAGAGATAGCTAAAGGAAAATTGGCTAGGGTGTTGAGAGGTATTGTTTTTTCTGGTTGTGGTATAGTGAAGCATCCAGCTAATCCACCATCTGTAATTCTTGAGACAGCTCATAATAAGGAGGATGACGAAGTGACTGACGAAATCATATTAAATTACGATGAGCTAGATACGGACGACAATAATGTAACCTCTATAGATACAGAGGAGACAGATGAAAAAACAGGTGTGTTGGAACACAAGGATACTTCGGACGTTAACAACGATTCAACAGGCATTTGTGTAAGTTTTAAAAGATGGGTTCATGAAGGGACGTACAAAGGTCCTAATACTAAAGTATTGCATGAGGATTGGTGCTCTCTCTTTGAACAATCATGTACTTCTTTTTCTCGTGACACTGAGGATCCAAAGTGTTTGCGTAATGTAGCATATAAGAATGCTAAAACATATGCTAATAAGCTGTATGAGAAAAAGAAAACAGCTGACTTGAGAGATGGATTAGTTTCTAATCTTGTTGCTGTTCTTGAGAAGGCAACGAAATACATTAAAAGGAGGATGTAGGTTATGCCCCAACTTGGTCAAGCATTAACTGGTTTTAGGAAGAGTACGCCTAAGGTTTGTAAAGTAATGGCCGATGACGGTGATAAACTGCTTTATAAATTTGTGGGCAACAACCACGCATATCCATTCATTTGGGCAGAAACTGTAACTCACTCAGGAACAGCTACAGTCATTGTAGCCAGTGGTACAAAGTGGCACGGGTTTGATGTAGCTGATATGAACGTTACAGCCACCCCAATAGAGGATCCTGGGGCGGTTAGATATTGGATCGATAAGGATACTGCAGCTGAAACTGTAAGTATTAAGTCATCTGCTGGAATGAGTAATGTGGATTTTGACGTGAAGATTATGATGGGCAATGACCCAGACGTGTCTGTAATTAAGACAAGAGGTAACAGAGGAGCGGCACAATCGCTTCCGTAATTAGATTTATTTAAGGTAGAAGGATGTGGAAAA